CTTGCATTAACTCTTGTCTTTTACGAGCCAATCTAACAGCCTCAGACTCAGGTAGCCCCTGTCCCCCCATACATCTACTAAAAGCTCCTGATGCTTGCCTACCAGCCCCCATTAAAGCAGCCCTAAGAGCAGCATTAGGGTCAGCAGCTTGAGCTTGCTGTTGTTGTGCTAGTACCTGTTCTGGGGTACTGAATAGTCCTGTATTAGTAGCCATTAGAAGTATGGTGCCTCCATATCATATTGAGCAGCTCTACGCATTGCCTCCATATCACCAGAGGAGTTGTACCCACCGCCCCCTGAGCTAAACATCCCTTGGAAGCCTTGTCCTAATTGTTCAGCACCCCCTGTCATTAGTCCTGTACCTAGTGTGGCTAGTGGATCAATACCCGGAGTAGTGCTTGTGGCAGTCCCACCTATCCCCATCTGAGCTAAAGCCCCTTTATTAATCCCGAGGAGATTGTTAAGAGATTGTGTCTGCATTGACTGAGGTAGTTGTCCTAGCGCCATACCTTGTGACACTTGTTGTCCTTGTATAGCCTGCCCTTGCGCAAGTGCATCATATAGTCCTTGTTGCTGTTGTTGAAGGAAAGCACTCTCAAGAGCTTGCTGTTGTTGTGCGCCACCTGTAGACCCTAAGCGACCTTGAGCAAAGAGTCTGCTCTCTTGAGACATACGCTCTTGCTCCCGTTGGGGAGCTAGTATATCCTCCATACGGCCAAACTGAGTAGCTGCTGTCTGGAAGGGGTCTGCTGAACCTGCTTGATTAAGGAAATCTAATCCCATTTGTCCTGCTTGTTGCTGGAAGGGGTCTTGTCCGCCCGCTTGTCCAAAAAGACCTGCTTGAATGGCCTGCATCTCTGGAGTTAGGTTAATCTGACCACCAGAAGTAGTATCAAACAAACCTCCTCCCCTAATATCAAGAGGGGTAGTGGTCACTGCGGAGGAACTACCTCCCCCACCCCCTAAAAGACCCCCTAAGAGTGCGCTACCAGCTCCTGCTGCTAAAGACTCAAAGATAGGCATAAAACTAGCATATATAGGAGCTAGTACCATTTTCATTATTTGATTATACATATATTATATCTCCTATTAAGTCATTCTCTGCCAGTAGATAGTACAAGAGGCACCAACAGCACTTAATCCCATATTTGTACCATCAGACCAAATAAGCCCATCAGCAGATTCAGTCCCCGTCCTCCATGATCCACTCACAAATAGCTCTGCTGCGACTATACCTGTTCCAATGTTAGTTATATTATAGATGCCAGAGGGAATAACCCACGAAGAACCACTACTAATAGCTTGTGTTCCATCAGACCCGATAGTTAAGTCTATATTAGAAGTGTCTACTTCACTTAATACCGCAAGAGAGCCTAATCCAAGATTAGTTCTTGCCCCTGCTGCTGTAGAAGCCCCCGTACCCCCATCTACGATAGGGACATCAGTACCCCCTGAAACGTAATTAGTAACACCATCGAGAGAGTTCAACTCTGCTGCATTTGCAGTAACTCCATCAAGGATATTAAGCTCAGCCGCAGTGGATGTAACTCCATCAAGGATATTAAGCTCTGCTGTGCTTAATGTAGCTCCGTCTAGAACTTGTAGTTCAGTCAGAGTAACTGTACTGTCTTCTAAATCTCCCGTACCTGATAACTTAGGCACATTACCTGTAGCAGCCGGAATAATCTTATTAGCCTTAGTAGAAGAGGCAGACCCTACGAGGTCTAACTCAGAGTCCATCTCTGAACCCTTGATTACCTTACTAGGGTCTCCCGGACTAAGTGCATCTTTAGCTGTAAAATCAATACTTCTCGAATAGTTACTCATATATTATAATCCTGTCTTCCCGATCTTGAGGTACATATCTATCCTCTGTATAGCTATTAATCCTCCGTTAACATCAACAGAGAACCCTAATTTAAATACCCTACCTGTTCCTGAAGTCCCTGCCTTTACATCATTAAAGACAGAACCACCTGACCATTCCCCTATATTCCACTCAGAGACACCCCATTCAGCTTGATTAGCTGAGGCTATTGTGAAGATATGGTTATGGAAAGAATCCTCATAATCAAAAGCCCATTTTAGTGTGACTACTTGCCCATTACCACCTAATACAGTGTATTTCAGTCTCTTAGGTATCTTTAAGGCACTAGCAGCCTCTCCTCCAGCATCATTCCACGCACCTTCATAATCCATAGTGTATTGTTCCCCGCCTGTCCCATCAGAGGCTACTGCATCATGGTACCCTTTATACTTTGAGATATGCCCTTCTGTATAAGCTAAGTAGGTAGTGCCCCCTACTAAGTGATAGAGGGCTGTAGGAGCATAACTCCATTCCGTCATCCTAGCACTACCATCTTCTAGCTTCTGCCTCATATCAAAGTAGAAGGTCTTACCCGCGGTAGGGAAGGAGAGTAGGTAGAAGTTACCTGTATAGACACTCTTAATATCAGAAGCAGTCTCATTAGGAAAATAGTTAAGGACATACTCTCTGTTGTTCTTAGAAAGGTCTCCTACGGGTAGTGATTTCTCTTGGATGACACGACTGAGGCTACGGAGACCATCAGAAGAGAGGAACATAATGTCCTCCCCTGTATTCTGTACTGTATCTCTTGCTACACAGCCTATTCCTGAAATGTTCTCCACAATCGCCATAGAAGAGGTTGGGTCATCAGGGTTACTATAGATAATGATATTACGCTTACCAAAAACAACAAGGAATCCATTGAAGTCAGCTATAGCTACAGCCTCGTCCATCCCCCCTTTCCAGTATGTAGCAAGGTCAAAGGAACCAGAAGAACCTCCTGCGTAAGAGTTGATGAGTAGGTCGGAGTAGAAGAGGTCATTACCGAAGATTGTCCATAAGCGACCATAGGCAGCTAGAACATCCGTCCCATTATGTTGCGTACCTCCTCCATTAGCAAAAGTACCCCCTACAGTAGTAAGTGCAATAGGAGCATGACCTGATTGATACCCTACACAAGTCCCATTGAAGTTCTGGAACTTCCAGTTATCATCGGTTGGTGTTGTTATAGACCCATCAATAGAAGTATAAGTATCGCCCACTAATTTGAATATGTCATTACCAGCAGACCCTATTAGAAGAGTATTACCACTGGCATCTATATACTCATGTATTGCCTTGAAATCGGCAGCTATAGCTATAGTCGCAGACTCATGTTGAAACCCTTTACGAGAAGAGAACCTACCCTTATCATCAAATACGATGTTCTGGGCCTTAGTAGCCCATCCGGGAGGTAGGATACCTCCTGAGACTTGCTTATTAAGCCCTAGACCCCCCGGAGAGGTAATACCTAGTGTGAGTAGTTGTTTAGGGATGGGCCTTCTCCAAATAATTAATGGCTGCGTAGAGTATAGAAGTATCGTCTTTCATGTGCCCTATACCTTTATTACAGGGTGAGCAAAGCAATCCTCTGACAACCCCTGTGGCATGGCAATGGTCAACAGCCAAAGTAACTTGTTTCCCTGATTTATAAACAGGCTGATATTCTCCACAAATAGCACACTTCCCTTCTTGAATATCCAACATATTATTGTACACCTCTAGCGAGATACCATATGATCTGATTAACTGGGTATTCCTATCCATACTTACACTACGTTCTTTTGAACCCATCTTACCATATATATCTTCAGGAAACTCATTCCTCTTACTACGATGATGGTCAGCTACCCCACGCTCACTCTTCTTCATTTCTTGTTCCTGAGGGTTCCTGCACTCTTTACAAGTACCCCTTCGCCCATCAGCACAAAGAGCCTCCTTGTGGAATTTAGACAAGGGCTTCTCAATACCACAACTTCTACAGGTTTTGAGCTGCTTAGGCACTTAAACAGTCTCCCACATAAGCTCATAAGGAAGATTACTTGCATCAATAGCAATAGCATCTGATAGAGCTTTCTGATAGTTGCTCTCTGCTTCAGCAAACATGAAACCCCCATCTTCTCCTCTTTCAGCAGCAGCCTTAGCATATGCCCCGAGGATTACAGGGTATTCAGATACGGTGAGTATATCAGCATCAGCCGATAAGTCCTCTTGGGGGATAACCATATCAAAGTTAAGGTTCTCTACTGCACAGGGCTGAGGCCATACATCTACATTAGGGTCTCCATCTGTACTACCATTGAAATCAAACTCGACGGGAGAATCAGATATGATGCTACCCCCTGTATAGTTAAGAGTCATCTGCCTAGATGGTATCTGAGTCATAGCTAGATTAGCAGTATCATTGAATACTGAAGGATTCCTGAACCTATCTCTCAATAGACGGAAACGATTACCTGCTCCCGTAAGGGTATATCGGAATGTACCTGTTACAGTTGTTACTTGGATAGTTGAACGGAGTAGCACCCAATCCCACGAGTCCTCGACTTCCCTTTTTGTTTGATTTAGCAGCTCTCCTATTAACTTACTGTAAGAGCTTTGTGATACAGAAGATACTTCACTTTCACGGAGCCTAACTAGCACCTTGTTTGTAAGCTGTAGAAATGTCACTTAGTCTTCCTCTTCTTTCTAATAGATTTCTTCTTTACAACCTGCTTCTTAATAACAGGGGGTTTAGGACTAGGGGGAGTCTCAGTGTATCGCTCCCATAGTCCATCTGTTCGTGCGATAACCCGTAATGCTTGTTTATCATTTACGGTATCGACTTCTTTTGTTTCTATATTTATAATCTTCATATAAGAAAGCCCTAACGTACCTTTCGGCAGAGGTTAGGGGCATATCCGTTTACCAGCTAGGGCGACCTACTAGGACTTTAAACCCAGTAGGAAGTGGGGTATTAGCAGCCGTAGCATGAACAGCAATGTTCAAGGTATTAGCCGCAGTAACCTCTGCGCTATAATCAAATTGATCTGGTTCAGGGTCTAC